ATCGATGGTGAATGTGATGTCTCTACCGGTGATGATAGTGGTCATTCTTGCTCCTAGTTTTCTGTGTAGTAGGTGGAGACTTGTAAATCCGACGTAAGGAATTTACCAGTCCCGACTTCTAAAGGTGTCGGTTGATTGACGTTACCGACCACGTATCCGGGCGGCATGGCCCCCAGAATGCTTATCATTAGCTGCTCCAAGTTATCGAGGGCTGCTGCGTTATTGTTATATGCCACGACTCCGGTTACGGTCAGATTGACTCGAACCTTGGTCACGGCTCCATTAATAAGATTTGGCTCCAGATACGGTGCATCCGGGATTAAACATACGGCCGGAGCAATCAAAGCTTCTGGAATGCCGTTATAGACCGAGGCAACGACTCCTGATAGGGAAGTCGCTAACGGTGTTCGGACGTCTGCTTCGATTGTCACATTGCCATCGTCTCTACATCGATGAACGGCCCTAGAAGGCCAATCACTCTGTTCGTTAAACTTCTACCGAGTACGAATGGCGAAGGTTGAAAGTTGTCGCTCATGATCTGATTGCCCGGAGCAGTTACGGATTGAAATATCTCCACGCTTACGACCAAGATGGCCGATTGAATTGGTGCGACGTTTGCGTAAAGTTCTGCGGATGAAGCTCCATCGAGTGTGGCACTTCCGGCCGGAATAATCGCGTGGACTACTTGGTCGGCTTCGGCAGTAGCTGCAGAGAACTCGAATCCCGTCACCGAGTGCGTCGTGACTGTATATGTTGCATCTAAATCGCCGCAACCGGCAACCACGACGGATTGACCTACCGCAAAGTAGCATGGCCGGATTGTCGTAAAATAGACGACACCATCTGAAATGCGTGTAGTAGTGATTGCCGATTGGTATTGCGTCAGCAGCGGAAGGATGGTCTGTTCCGCAGAATCAATAATCTGGTCAAGATAAGTATCGTCATAAAGAGATTCAGAGACGCCAAGAATCGCTCGCAGTTGGTCAGCGGTAATGATATTTGGCATCTCTGTTCCCTTCGTCTGCTCGGCTAGTTCGGGAGCGACCTAGCCGATGATTGATTTTTTAATTAGTCCTTATTGAACGCGTATGCGCCAGCCGCAATCTTTGTGGCCGTTGCTCCATATCCATAAACAAGGATTCCGATAGAACCGTCGGAGATGATGTTAGTGCGAAGCTCCAAGCGTGGAGACTCGTACCATGTGTATGCGTCACGGTTGATGACGTACATAGAATCGTCACCTGTGCCTGATAGTGCGGTATCAACCCACAAATCGATGCCATTTACTGAACCGCGCAAGCTGCGAGGTTGTGCATTTCCAGCCGCATTTTGCGGAGCAATTGCATTGTAAATTGGTCTTCCGTCCACGTTGAAGCTCATGATTCGGCCCCACATGGCTGGACTCACGACGATTGCGTCTGCGAATTTGAAGGTGTTTGAATAAACACTTACGGCACCAGCTGAAACCCATGCAAGCAATTCTGCCGCAGTGATGTCTGTACCATAACCGGTTGCAGTCTTAGTTGCACCAGCGATGATTTGTGCTGAGTTATAAGCATTTGTTGCACGTGCATATTGTGAAGAAAGATTGCTGATAAGTTCTGTGAAGAACAATGGATCTGATCTGTCAGCGAGTTCGACGGACATTGTCTGGGAACCCTTGAAGGATTTTACATCCACGTTGATGAATTCGGATTCCATAACGGTTGGAGTTACTGGGTCGAGTTCGTCAATCTGGCTTACGTTTGGCAGTACCGTAATCTTTGGGATTTGGAATACCAATCCTGCGCTTGGAAGAGTGCCATTTGAAATCGAATCGATTGAGGCTCTTACATTGTCTGCAAGACCATTTACCACTTCGCGAAGTTGGCGTGTTGGAATTAAGCCAGGGTTATCTGTTGATGCAGTAGCTGCAGCGATGAACGCGCGAGATTCTTCTGAACCGCGAGCCGCTTTAACTTGGTGCATGAGATAAGTCTCTGGTGACACGATTGG